GCGCTAAACTCATTCGCAAATCCTCTCGGCGATACTATTGCATAATACTTCATCTTACTTCTCCATTCTGCCCGGTCATGCCGGGCTAACTAAGTCCGGCCAGAGAGCCGAAGCTCCCCAGCCGGAATTAATTTATTCCGCTTCCACTATTTCGCATGCGCCATAATTCGCGGGATAGGCGCTATTTTTGCAGTGTGCGCGCGCCGCCAGCCTGTTGGAGGCGGCAATTTTTTCAGCTTCTCTACGGGAGCAGTTCCACGCCCCATGTTCGCATGAGTAATTATGCTCCCGGGTTACCTTCTCAACATATGCATCTCGTGCCGCAATTGATGAGAATTTCAATGCGCTAAACTCATTCGCAAATCCTCTCGGCGATACTATTGCATAATACTTCATCTTACTTCTCCATTCTGCCCGGTCATGCCGGGCTAACTAAGTCCGGCCAGAGAGCCGAAGCTCCCCAGCCGGAAATAGTAACTATAAAATTTCCTCGAAACCAACCTCGCCGGAAATTAAGGCTTTGGCGAGTTTACGATATTTTTTCAGTGAGCGTCTTGTATTTCGCCGGATGTATTTAATTGTTTCCGGCCCGGCAAACTGAGATAAATTTTTATCCTGCTTGCTGGAGTTGCAATGGCGACAGGCCGTCACAAGATTTTGTTCCGAATTATTTCCACCATCTTCCACGGATTTAATGTGGTCGAGGGTTATGTCCCTGGGGTCGGCTCCATGAAGGTCGGCCAAGCAATATGCGCAAATAAAATGGTCACGGAGATAAATTGCCAATCTTTTGTCCGGGCGTATCCATTTGCTCCCCTGCCAGTTTTCGTTTCGTGAGTTTTTCATTTTTACTCCTTCTTTTAGCTCTATACACATTATATAACCTCGACAGTCTTAGTCAAGCACAAAAGAGAAAAAATAATAAAATAAATTATAGAAATACATAACTCAAGCAACCGCAAGGACTTACAACACAGAAAAAATTAGAAAAATCTTTGTTTTGTGCGTAAAAAGTCCCGTTGAACACTCACGGGACTGTAGTTAGCTGAGAACGGACGTTGTACTAAACTGGTGTAATTGATGCTGAGATATGACAGTTGATAACATTAATTGCGTTATTAGTCCCAGAAAAAATAACGATTACAAACCCTTCCGAATCCTCTCCATCAATTGCTTGGCTAAGATTATCCCGCTTATAAGCGAACGGCTCTCCTGTTGCCAAATTCTTTTCGGTTACATAGTCGGTATTCATACTGCAAATAACACTTTTTATCGGGTCAAATGCAGTTGCTGAATAAACCCAACCCGTTGCTTTATGGTGCGCGACTAGTATATTAAATCCCGTATCAGCAGCACCAGCATTACCGACAGCTTCAAATCCTGTCACTGTTATGTCTTTTTTTGACCAATCATCATATTTACAGAGTCCGTAGTTGCAATCGACGGAATACGTTGTTGGATTTCCTGATACGGTATAAAGAGTAAAGACAACCTGACCAATCCATTTTTTTACTGTTTCAAGTTTTTGATTCAAAACTAATGCCGTAATATTTGCTGATAATATTTCCTCATCCGCAGCAGTTCTCACTCCACCATCAGTCATTGATGTTCCAGTTACTTTTAGACCAACAACTCCGGCATCAACTGAACCGGGACCTCCGGCAACGATGAAAGCATGAGCACCCACAGCAACGTTAGCACTACCGTATGCTTGAGTTAATGAATCTTGGTTAAGTGTAACATCGGCGGCTGGAGCCGTGTAAAATCCTGCAAGATAAAACTTTCCATTACCAAAATAAGATTTAGTAAATGACTTTGTTTCTATCCGAGCAGATACTCCAGTATCTACAATCCAATCCACACCGTTATAAAATAAAGGTAAGCCTTCATCATTAACCCAAATACGCATCGGAACAAATGGTGACTGAAAAATCCAACCATCATAATACATCCCAATATCACCATCATGTTCTAACCATGCTCCAGTAGCGGGAGTGTTTATCAAGTATGCGTCTCCATTACTTTCACCGCCCGGTGGTGCAGTTAAATCACGGTCTAAGACTTTCATATTTATTACACCGTCGAGCCTGTTTAATGCCTCATTGTGTGTGACGTAAGGAGTTTCCTGTCCTTCAACTAACTTTGGGAACCCTAGTCTTGGAGTGTCGCCCATGTTACACCGTTTCCTTTCGTGGCCTTCCACGGCCCATTACATCCGATAACTGGTAAATCTTCATATTTATTGAACTCTGAGGAGACCCAAAGTCCGTTATCTGTTGTGCCGCTGTATACGTGGCTGCCGGTGTTGCTGCTGTAATCGTTCTGAGAACGGCGGTCCATCCAGCATTGTAAATATCAATCTCGTATGCCTCAGTTGTTTCATCAAGTGTTGCTTGATACTGGCTAATAGGATTTACAATATACTTAGTCCTTCTTTTCCATGAGATAGCAAGATTTGAAGAAACATCCCTTTCACCAGAAACGTGGCATACTGCAAATGGTCTTACTGTTCCTCCACTATGGTTGTGCTGAGCGCTTAGATATTCAGAGATAACTCCACCAGAAGGCACTCCTTTGTAATACCTTGATGAACCGATAAGTCCTGAAGCAATCGTCTTGAAGGATAACGTGGTTGTATTTAATATGACAAAACGCTCATTCCCGGAGTGGCCTCCAACTTCATCTTCAGTACCCCGGAGACCTCTAAGAAGCAGACTAAGTTCATATCTGTTTGTATCTACTAATACCGCATTTCTGAAAGCAATAACCTCGTTACCAATAACCGCCCAATTCTGTCCAGATAAAACGTCAACTTCGCTTTTGCTCGAAAGAGTGCCATGCAAAACATTTACCTGAATTGTATTTATTCTATCCCAGTAGCCAACATCTTGAACCGTAGAAAGCGGTCCTATCGTCACACCAACAATTGATTCTGTCGGAACAAGTCCTTTTGAAGCCCATGTTATATCATCTATACTGTCGTATAAAACAGCTCCTTTGAACTTGGCCGTTATATCGGCAGCACAAATTGCTAAATAAAGTCCCGGAGATAATACCTCCGAATCAGTAAATGGAGCAATGTCGATTATCTCAACTCTAAGTTCTGGTGGAATATATAATTCACCTCCTCCAATACCCGGGTCATCCGCAACACCCGCTGATGGTATAACCAGTATTTGTTCAACCACGCCTTCCACATAAATAATGAAGTCTGCTCCTCTTGACGTGCTCTTAACAGATATTATATATACTTCGCCATCAACTGTAACTTGTAATCTATCGGTGCTTTCAACCCAGTAATATGAAGGAGGCAACGTAAACCGTATTGCTTGTCTATTCGCCCACGCTATCCAAAGTTCTCTCCTCGCTACCTCTCTTGCATCGGTGGCATCCATTACAAGTGGTATATCTATTGAAAGAACCGTATTTGATATTGCATCATTTTTAACCTCTCGTTGTGACGCCTTTTGGTAATTAATATCCGCCTCCAAAAACTGCACGTTGACTTCTTGAGGTAGTTTATTATCAGCACCGTCTGTCAATGAAAGAAGTCTTGGTGCTTCCGACAAATCTTCATGTGCAGCCAACTTATCTTCAGTAAATGTTCCAATGCCAATATCCGTTCTGTGTTCAAAAATAAGTTTGCCTCCACTTTCTCTAACCATTATATCATAGGCAGTTAACAATGGGTCAAGCGCGTCCTTCAGTGAAATGACACCCGGTAAATTGTATCCACGGATATTGCCAGTTAATGCTGATGTATCATACTGGGCGGATGTAAGCCCGGCTAACTCTAATATATTTTCAATAGCCGAAGCTATTGTTTTTGTGGTATCTTTTGCTACAAGAAAATGAAACTGTGGAAGCCTATTACCGAAGTCTTGGAGAGCAAGGCTTTCGAGAACAACATAGGATATACCTCTGAAAGCGGGCGAATTACCTTCAATACTTTCTATAAGGTCATCCGGGTCCTGTGTTGTCGAGCCAACATAAACTGTCATTTCCGACGCCTTTGTTATATCAAGAGTCGGCAAGTCTTGAAATAAATCTATGGTTGCCCCTGCCGCTTCAGTAACACAACCACTATTTACCAATCTAAGTTTACGTAATGATGCGCTTTCACACCTGAATGTACCATTGTTTCCTCCATTTACAAACCCAGAAGTTAAAACGTCAACACCAGATTTAAAGTTGGATAGGTCTGTTGTAGATGATGTAATCTCCATCGTTATTAAATATCCACCAATACCGGAATATTCCACAACCTTAGTAACCGCTAAATCTGTTTTATCCTGTATATCAATATCTGGGTCAGCATCATAAATTATTGCACCATCTGCCCATATTTTCTTTATATTTTGAATTTCTCCCACACAAACGGCAATTGCTAAGTCAACAAAATAGGTATAGCTTGTACTTGGTTCTTCTTTCCAACCACCACCTTCGGTACTTTCCTGTTCTCTTATATCAGAAAGCCAAATTATTGTGCCAGCTAATCTGTTTTCGGGACCAAAACAAATATTAACCGGGCTTCCTTCATTTGTCTGCTGAAGGGCAAAATCTCCCAGCTTTGGTATGTCTACCGGCAGTTTTGGAAATAATGAAGGATAGAGGTATCTTTGGTCTATATAACATCCGGCAAGGGCTCCAACACCACCCCAAAAACTCCCATATTTACCACCAACTGCCGATAAAATCAGGGTACTCATTCTTCAGTACCTCCCATAGCTTGTGGAAGTCTGAACACTGTCAATAATCTTTCTCGCCATTTTTTTGTAAATGAATGCTCACTAACTTTTTTTGCCTTTTCGTATGTATGAATCATTCCTATATCCGAAAAGAAAGCAATATGCTGTGGTGCTCTTGTTCTTGGATTTAAAAAGAAAACAAGAATATCGCCAAGTTGAATATCTAATGACGGCAACTCGACAAGATTGGTTTTTGCTATAACATCAAAAAGCGCTGTTGAGCTTGGGCTTCTTGAATAATTGGTATTGTCATATTTCTCCAAACCAAGTCCCAACTCTTTTGAAACACAAATGATTAACCCGACACAATCCACACCAACACCCTTCAACCTACCTTGATGATGAAAGGGAGTTCCAACATACTCTCTTGCCTTGTCTACAATCTGTTGCTGAATGTTAGGCATTGTTCACCTTATTTTGATAAAGGAGTTTGCAAACTCTTATCTGCTCCGGGTATATATGGGAAGCCGCCGAAATTATCAAGGTTTGTAAATTTTGAGCCGCAGGTTGATGCTAATTTATCACAGCCGGCGTATATAGTAAAGGTATCTCCTCCCTGAACGTCAAATGGTGAAGGTAAGTGCAGTTCCACTGTATTTGGTGACAGTATATAGTCCTTGACTTCGCTAATGATACCGACGTTGTTACCAGTCAACCATACAAGTTTACCGTCGTTGAAAAAGTCAACTGCTTTGGTAAGTCCCGTTACCAAAAACTTTTGTCTTGCGGTTACAATAGAACTCACTGTACCTGCTTCATTGTATGCCGCATTTGTAATGTCAACAGTACACCGGGAGTTACCAAGAACATATCTGCACGGCCTACTATATAATGCTCCTTTGTTTGGTTGCAACCAACGTCCTAAACCTTCAAGACGTGCTTCCCATCTTTCACCAGAATATACTAACTCACTTATCCAGTAAACGTTGGTTACAAGTGCACCGTTCCAAGGATACATCCAGTCAACCATATACTCAGTAAGTTTTGCATCCCTATATCTGCCGGCCCTTAAATCATCGTACTTGATATAGCTTGAAGAAAGTATACCAGTTATTTCCAAGTTTGAAGGTTCAAGACCGGGCCTATATTCTTTTGCTGTTGCATCAAATCCTCCTGCGGGAGTATAAGCAAATCCTTCAAAAGTAATAGGACTATTGTGGTCTGTGAAACGCAAAATAGTTTCATCTGTACGTTCAATCTTCCATAAAGTGGAAAGTCTGTGAACGTTTACTTTCATCAGTGACTTATCGGATGCGGTTTGAGATACGCTCATTTTGTGGCCCTAACAATAAGTCGTTTGAATTTTACCCAACGGGACGCCCCTATTCGGGATGCTTGTAAGAAAGGTCCAACATCAACTTTATAATTCCATGCAGGTAATCCAGATAATGCATGAGAACTTGTATTCACTTGGATATAAGAACCTATATCTCCAATCCTATAATAGCAATATTGGAGTAGGTTTGTCCCAGAAATAGTGGCTGTATATTTCAACCAATAAGGATTACTTTCTGAAGGTGCTGTTGTTAACTCTCCAGTCGGCACACAACTAGCAGTAGTCTGTCCGTATACCCTATAAAAACCTCCACTTGAAGAATAATAAAGGACGAATACTCTTGCGTATCCGGCACATTCTAAAGGCTCACCATCTATCAAATTGTGATCAGATATAACCAGACCACCTCCATTAAAATTTTGAGTAGAATCGAGTTCAGTTACAGCTATCTCCACTGAAAAAGTTCCTCTAGCTGGAATA